AAGCATTTCAGAAAGATTAGAAATTTCTACCAAAGAGATGGTAGATGGATCGATGCTGCTAATCAAATTGATCTCAATACAAACTTTATTGTTGCCGAGACTATTGGATGGTTTGAAAATAAGTATTCCACACAATTAAGTGATGGAACTATTCCATGGACTGCTATTGAACAAAAGTTCACTGCAGATTTAAGAAACTTCTGTGATGCTATTCAACATGACATTAGATTTGGTGGTAATGTAAAGTCGAAAGAATATGCAGATTCATTTAGAACAAAGTATAGCAGACAAAATATTGAGTTTAATGATGCTGCTCAATATGTAGTCAGACTTGCAAAAATGGCAACCAGAAATTGGGATTGGGTTGCTGTGAATGTTTCATATACTGCTGGCAGTGATCTAATTACAGTGGATAGTACGGATAATATCGCTATCGGTGCTTATGTAAGTTCTGGTAGTGCTTTCCCATCTGATGCTAATATTAGAGTAATAGAAATTGTTTCCGACACTCAGGTGCGAGTTTCTGCTAACGCTTTAGTTTCTAGTAGTGTAGCACCCGCTGGATCTGCTTCTCCTGGGGTAACTTACTTAAATGGAGTTGCAACTGCTGGATCTAATTCATTGCCAACAGCAACTGGTGCTGTAACTCCACCAAACACATACAGTCTGCCACCAGGAAGTTCTTTGTCAATCCCACCTATATTCAGTGGATTGAATCAAGCAACCTTCTCGTTTAGTGGTGTCAATAATGGAACATTCTATGATGCTTCCAATTTGATTCAGAAAAATAAAGATTACATTATTGATTATGCAATCAATTATGCAAAGGATAAGTATCCTGGGTTAACTTGGTCTACTAAAGAATCTAAGTGCAGACGCGATACTGGATACTTTATCGACGCAGCAATCTTCCATCTTCGTTTTGGTGGAAATAATAAGTTTGTTGAATATGCCGAGTTATACTTCAAAGGAAGCACACTCAATTATATTGTCGATGAATTTGAAGAAACTAAAGATGTTTTCAAATTAGTATTGACTGATTTATGTGTAAAGGCAATGAGGCAATCGTTGCCTGGAACTACACCATATACAAATATCGGTCCTGTCACAGATACTGAGGTAATTATTGATTTAGTCTCTCCCGCATGTGCTGGAGTAGAATCTTCATTAAACACATACTGGGAGATTGTAGAAGAGATTTTAAATGTGGGTCCAAAGGTTATTGATCCATCTCCAGTAAATCCTTCTAGATCTGGATATTATTTGTCAAACTTCACTGTATATACAAACTACAATATTATTCCAGATCCAGAACTACTTTCTAGAGAATGTGAAGATGTAGTTTCTGCTTTGTCCGTATATGCTTCAATCATGGAAAATTCTATGGTTGACAATGTAACTACACCACTAACTCTTCCAGATTACATTGATGGCGAGACAAAAGATTTTGAATTATATTGGGACGATGATGGATCTCCAGTTGCTTTGACCGAAGCAGATGAGAATTTATTCGTTGCTTTAAACGGAGTTATCCAAAGAACCAAACATTCACCAAATGAACCAGCGTTTGATGCATATTATATTGATAAGACTGTAGTACCAAACTTAATCAAGTTTAGTTCTCCTCCTATTTGGGATCAAGATTTGTCTGCCAGAACAATTGGAGAACCAACTCAGGTAGAAAAATTCTTTGCTGTCAATGTTGGAAACCAAAAGAGATATACTATCGACGATGCTAATATTGATGGAGAGACTACAGGACCACATCAAATTGTTAGCGTTGCAGAAGATACTATTCTCAATATTGATGATGAAAGATTCTTAATCGTCATTTTAAATGGTGTAATTCAAAAGCGTGTAACTGCGTATGAAATTGTTGGGTCTACTATTACATTTTCATATCCAATTAGATCTGAAGATGTAGTTGATATTAGACTATTTTATGGTAGAGATATTGAACCAACAGTAACAATCCACAACTTTGATATTAATGGATATCTTTATGACAAAACCGTATCTATGACAGGTGCTTTTGTAGCATCTGACTTCAATAGTTTTGCTGTTACCAACGATTACGCTTTAACAACTTATGAAATCATATACCTATATCAAGAGGATGGATCTGACATTTATCCTATCGGAAAGGTATATGATTGGAAAGTAATTAGTCAGGATCAACTTGAACTAAAAATTTATGCAAATAACATAGATTTTGATCCTAATAGAGCAACATACGCAAAGACTTTAGGTGCATCTGCATCTTCGACACATTTCTTCGGAAGTCCATTAATAACAATTTCCAGTACAGAAACTCAATTAGTCAAAACTGATAGATCATATTTCAAGAATGATGTGAAGAAATCCAATGATCTTTTGCAGAGAAAAGGATTCTTTAGATTATCACCTGGAGATAAGATTAAAGTAGATGGAGAGTCTTCTTATAGAACTATTAGATCTACTCCAGACAAAGTATCATCAAAAGACTTTAGAGTTAATCACGATGGTGCTAATTCGATCTATGGTTCTTTTGGAATAACCAGATATAACGGAAAGACTCTTGGTGAAGGTCTGAGCATAAAAGCAGAGATTGAAAACGGTTCTGTAAGTAAGTTAATTTGGAATGAAAGACAGGTACGAGAGGAAGTACAAAATATTTCTACTCATACTATTACTGATGCAACATATGACCCAGCAGCTGGTATTTTTGTTGGAACTATTCCAAATCATGGATTCTCAGAGGGTCAATTTGTTAAGTTTGCAAATAATTCTGTTGTCTTTACATGTGCATTAGATGCAAATACTACCCAGCACAGTTATCCAAGACAGGGAATTGATCCTCTTGCAGGGAAGTGGATTGTTATTGATTCTGTTACTACAAACACATTTACAGTAAATGTTGGTATTTCTAGTGATACTAGTGCCCATACATTTGTAACTTCTACTCCAGGTGGACTTTCTAGAGGAACAAACATTCTTTATAGGTTCTACCGACCAACAGCGTATAATTATGAGATTCCACCAAACATAGAGTTTATTCCAAAAAATTCTAACGGTGGTGGTGCTAGAGCAAGGGTTGTTACTTCTAAAGGTGATGTAATTGGTGTAGAACTAGTATCGGGAGGATCTGGATATACAGAGGCTCCAAATGTTGTTGTAACTCGCAAATACAATGTAGTCAAGCAAGACGACATTAAGGTTTCTCTTATTAAATTAAATGTTCAATCAGTTGTAAGTCAATCTCTTACTATTAGTTCGTTTATATCTGCTATTGAACTTCCACCACCAAATCAGGCATTTATTTCTACTATTATTCTAAGATCTCCATCTACTTCTTCGGATACAATAGAAACTGAAATTAATCCAGATCCAATTGAAGAAGGTGGTGCTTTCATGCCCGAGGGTTCAACCCAACCAGGGGCAGGAAATATTGTATACATTACACCTGATCCTGTTGAGATTAATGGAGAAGGCGGCGTACTAAGGTTGCAATCAGCAGACAGAGAGGTTTCGAGAATTGTTTCTGTCAGGGCAGAAGATATTGTCACATTTACTGCTCTCACTGCCAATAGGGTGGCAACATCTATCGTTCAAGTAGAAGTTGATAATTCTCGCATTACATCTGCAGGATCATTCACCGCACCAGGAGGATATTTACAAGCACCTCTCAATATTGGAGATACAATTGTTTATATCGGAAATACTGGCAGATTCTCAAGTCATGGTAAGTTACTTGTTGGTACTGAGGTAGTCTACTATCCAAGAAAAGGTGAAGATAGATTTGTAAACATTACACGAGCACAAGATAATACTGTTGAACAAAATTGGGCACCAGGAACATTCATTCGTCAGGTAGAAGATTATGTAAGTGTTGCATTTGGTGGTGTATCTTCGTTCGTAAGTGAAACCAGTGTTAAGAGTGGAGTTGCCGATGGTAGATCAGAAAGACTGACTCAATCTCAGTCTCAAACAATTGTAGCGTCTTCTTCTACAGTAACACTACAGAAGACTCAGATTGTACAAGCAGAAGTTGATGTTATTTCGATATCGAGTGTAACATTTGATAGAAGAAGACAAACAACATCTCAAGGTGATGTAGCAAATACTATCCAAACTGTAACAATAGCAGCAACTGCCGAAATTCAAATTGAAACCGAATCCACCGTACTTGGAAATTCATTAAGAGAAATCGTATTCTTTGCTCCTCCAGGTGGTGTTGTAGATTATTTCCAAGAAACAATTTACTTTACAAATCCTGTTGCAACTAGAAATTCTGGAGATATTACTCTTGTTTCCAGAGAAGTTGTACAGAGAGATGGAACTTCCATTGAAATCAGAAACATTCTAGAGTCTGAAGAAGTTGATTATATTGGCAACTACACAGTTGGAAACTTGGGCGCAAATATTAAGAGTTGGAATTATGTTTCTAAGGATGAAGGATTGATTCCTTCCAGTGGTATTTCTATTGCAGAATTTGAAAGAATATTTGCAAGTGTCACCATCAATGACTTTGAATTTAGAGGAAACTCCAATTTCACTCTTGCTGGCGATAAGTTCAATCTCGGTATTCCATCATTCAATAATCCAGTTGCAGTTACCACTACAACTGGTGCTACTATCCCAACAACAATCTCTGTTAATAGTACAACTCACTTCCCATCAAGTGGATATTTGTTTACTAGTGCGGGATCTTTGATTCAATATACTGGAAAAACTTCTACTACATTTACTGGTTGTACATTCGTCAGAGGAACAAACACCATTACCAATGGTGATGAATTGGTATTCTATGTAATCTCCTAAATAACTGCATAAATATAAATAACTCAGGCACAAACCTAAACGTCGGAACAAGAAACCCATGGCTGCTATCATCTCTGATAAATTTAGAATTTTTAATGCGAAACAATTCCTTGAATCGCTTAGTGAAGGCGCATCTGATGCTAGCGCCGACCGTACCAGACTTTACTTCTTCGTAGGTCGCCCACAAGCGTGGCAGGTATATGTAGAGACTTTCTCCACTGCTGGTGGAACTCTGACACCTGGCAACGAACTCTATGCTGGTACTAATTACGGATCTGCAACTTGGAGAGCTACCATTCAGGAAGTATACTCCAACTCAGTTCTCCTAACCAATGTTTTTGGAAGCAGCGGAGTTGCTTCTGCTCCTGCACTTGGAACAACTCTAAAAGAGTATAATGGTGCTGCTGATACTGGAGTTACTGCAAAATCTGGTGTATATCGTTACGCTACAGAAGATGCACCACCACTTCCACTAGACAACCAAACCGAAAAATATGGCGTCTATGATGACATTATTGCTGCTAAGAGAGTAACATCTGCGAATGCTCGCGCTGTTGTTCGCCGCTATAACTGGGATCTAGTTGCTAATCCCAAGTTTGACATGTGGAAACCAGACTATTCTGCTACTCCTGGTGGCGGTGGTCAAGTCGGTAAGCAAACCGCTCTAGGTTTTGATAGTATTTCTGAGGCTAAGTTCTATGTAATGAACTCTTCATACGAAATCTTCAAGTGCCTTTACAATGGAGAGAATCCAGCAAATCCAACTGGACAAAACGCAACTGTAGAACCAGGAACAGCAGCTGCTGGATATGATGTTGGAACGGGAATCTTTACAGAACCATCTGGTGCTGGTTATATTTGGAAGTATATGTTCACACTTCCTACAGATGATGTTCTGAAGTTCTTGTCTTCAGACTTCATGCCAATCACTCTTCCTGGTGAAACAACCAGAGCAGCAACAGTAGGTATCGCAGTTGCTGGTGCTATTGATGTTGCTCTAATCGAAGATGCTGGCACAAACTTACCTGCATCACAAACCCTATTCACTTCCATCAAGGGAGATGGAACTGGTGGTGTTCTTGAATTTACAACTACTGCTGGAGGAGCTATTAGTTCTGTATCAGTTGCTGTTCGTGGATCTGGATACACTTACGCGAATGTTCTCCTTGGAAATGGAAACCTTTACAGCGATCAAGGTTTGACTACCCCAGTAACAACCCCAGCTGGACATACTGGTTCAATTGAAGTTGTTCTTCCACCTAAGGGCGGTCATGGTTTTGATGCTGATCTAGAACTCAACGCGAAGCGTGTTATGACGAACATTCGTCTAACCTACGCTGAAGGTTCTGGAGACTTCCCTGTAGATAACGACTTCCGTAGAATTGGTCTTGTTACAGATCCATATGACTATGGAACTACTACGGAATCAACTGCTGCAACTCTCAATGGTCTTTTCTCATTGAAGATTACTGGCACAACTGCTGACTACATTGCAGATGAGCAGATTACCCAAGTTCGTGCTGATGGTAATATCGCAAAAGGAACTGTTGTTTCTTGGACCTTAGATAACGGTTCAAGCACAGACGGTATCCTCAAGTATTATCAGTCACCAGATCAACACCTACATAACGGTCAAGTTTATCTGTTTGAAGCAAATGGAACTCCTGACATTGATGGAGCAACTTCTGCTGCAGATGGCAATGTTGATACTACCTTCAACGGTTCTCTAGAAGGTGCTACTCTAGGCAATGGTCTTGGCACCCCTGAGATCGCTAATAATTCTGGCGATATCATCTACATCGAGAACCGTCGTCTCATCACTCGTGCCCCTGACCAAATTGAAGATATCAAACTTGTAATCGAGTTCTGATTTATATTTTACTCCGCTAAATACTAACGACTAGATGTTTGTATTTGGCGGAGTACGATGCCACAGAAGACTAACCTTAATGTTTCTCCTTATTATGAGGACTTTGATGCGAATAAGAATTTCTACAAAATTCTATTCCGTCCTGGTTACTCGATTCAAGGAAGAGAATTAACCCAAGTTCAGTCCATCCTTCAAAACCAGATTGAGAGTTTCGGCAAGAATGCTTTCAAACAGGGTGAGTTGGTTGTTCCTGGAGAAGTTGGTCTTAATAATAGATTAGACTATGTAAAACTGTCTTCCGTTTCCGAAGTTGCGGTAAATGAAGATGGTGTAATAGTATTCAGAAAATATGATATCAGTCAAATCGTCGGAAGACAACTGAGAGGTCTTACTTCTGGCGTAACTGCAAATCTCGTAGCGATTAAAGAATCTACAGAGACTAACGCAGATACATTGTTTGTAAACTATCTTTCTAGTGGTAATGCTGGAAATGAAAATACTTTCAGACAAGGTGAAACTCTAGAAGTTGTGAATGGAGTTAATACTCCTTTGTTAGTAGTTGGAACTGATGGAAGTGTTCTACCAACTACTGTTACTGTAATTAATCCAGATACAAAAGCAGAAACGGTTCTTTCAAGTCCCGCGATGGGATTTGCTTCTGCTGTAAAGGTTGAAGAAGGTGTCTATTTTGTTAATGGATATTTTGTAAGAAATGATGAGGAGTTATTTGTTATTGATCCATATTACAATGCCCCATCAGCAAAAATTGGATTTAGAATTCAAGAAACGATTGTAACTCCAGAAGAAGATGTAACATTATATGATAATGCTATTGGTTCTTCAAATTACTCTGCTCCTGGAGCACACAGACTAAGCATTTCTCTAAATCTGGAAAAGTATGATTTAGATGCTACAACAGATAAAAACTTTATCAAGATTCTTACTGTAAAGAGTGGTGTAATCCAAAAGCAAATTAAAGCAACCGATTATACTGTTTTAGAAAATACTCTTGCAAGAAGAACATACGACGAGTCTGGAGACTATGTTGTTGATCGTTTTGATACTGATGTAAGAGAATACTATCAGAAAGATGGAAACAACGGAATTTATGCTGCTGATAGCGACAATCTAGTAAATGGATTTAGCATTCAGGATGCATCACAAAAGATGGTTGTTAGTGTTGGTCCTGGTAAGGCATATATTAGAGGATATGAAATTGTTAATAAAGAAACCAAGGAAATTGTAATTAACAAAGCTAGGGAAACTGTAAACGCAGAGAACATTACTCTAAAAACCTCAGGTCTTCCAACATATCCAGTTACTAATGTTTATGGTTCTGTTCCTTTTAATGCTGACGGATCAGATCTAACTGCATATCCAGATCTAGAATTGTACAGGACTTATAATGACGGTACGATTGGACAAAATATTTCATTCCTTGGATCTTCAACACAAGATCCATCTAGAACTGGAGTAGAAACAAAATCTACGGTCAATAGAAGAGGAACTTTATATACGGACACACAGGCAATCAAAACGATTACTGTTGATATTACAAAAACTGGTTTAATCGACAAAATTAATACAACAAATGACTTAAGTTTTGATGATTGCTGTGACAGCAATGGAAATGTTCATGTTGTATATACTTATGATGGTGGATCTCCAGCAACATTTAAGACATTTAAACTCATTGGATTTTCAGTAAAATATAGACCAGATATTCTCGCTGCTAAGAGATATGCAGAATTGACTCTTCTTGGAAGTAAAGACGAGTTGATTGGTCTCCTTAAAGAGTATGATGAAGTTGATGGAGCATTAACTAGAAAAATTTACTTAGATACAGATACTTCAAATCCATCATTGGATCCAGACCAAGTTCTTGGTTATGTTGTAGATTACAGCGAGCATGTAACTCCACTGATCGGCGTAGCAAAACCAGCAAACTATACATTTAGAGAAACGGGATTTGGTTTTAATCCAGACACAGATGTTGTTGTTTCTAAAGGCAAATTATCTGGTGGTCAGTCTGCATATAATGCTATTTTTGGATTGGGTTACTTCGGTCCTACATTCTACACTAAGATCGTTCTGGATGCCCCTGTAGCTACGGGAGAGTTCACTAAGGGTAAATATATCTTTGGTGTTACTAGTGGTGCTTACGGGGTCATTGAGGGCGCTCAAGGATCGGCATTCTCTGCTGCTAATGAGTTGATGGTAACAACTCTTTCTGGTAAGTTTCTTCCTGGCGAAGTAATTAGAGAAGAAGAGGATGCTTTAGGAGGAACAAATTCTGCGAGAATTGCTACAAATAACACAATCTCGCATTTTATTGTTAAGTATAGAAGCAGTGGTGGTTATCAAGCAGGATCTGGTCTCACGATTAACGGTGTGGTATATGACACCTCTAAAGTAGAAGTCAAAACAAATATTGACGGTAAAGTATATGCTGTTGATATTTTAAACAGAGATTTGTTCAAGCAAACATATTCTCAACCACCAACAGTTTTAGTTGATGTTGGTTCTTCATCTGTAACAACATCCGCAAAGATTGAAGCAGTTTTATTCAGAAATACTGTTACCACCTATACACCAGAAGATGTTAAATCTTTTGGTTGCTCTTTTGGTTCAGGTGGAAGTAATAAGTTTACTGCCGACCTTGAAACTTCCAAAGCACCATATGCAAAATTAACTCCAATTACAGATTTTACATTTACTGGAAATGCTGGATATAAGTTCCTTTCATGTAATGGTTTTAATGGCGATACGACTACTTTCTTGAAATCAGGTGATTATATTCAGTTTACTGGAGATGATGGATTTACAGAAAAAGCAATGGTTTTGTATGCGACAAAACCAGAGGGAACTTTAAAGTCAAGAATTTATCTCGATACTGTACTACCATCAGATGTATCTAATAGTTCTGTTGTTAAGGTTGGTTCTGTAATCGAAAACGCCAATAAAGGATCATTGTTGTATCCAACTGGCGGGAGTCAGGTATCCTCAATTTCACAGGGAACTAATGATTCTAAAATTACTTTCTACTACAGAAAAGATTTTATTACAGAGGCATCTGGAAGTGGTGGAAATATAACATTCACCGCACAATTACCATTTGGTACACAAAGATTTTCTGCGTTTAGTCCAGAAAACTTTGTAATGACTGTACTAGATCCTGGTAGTTCTACAAATGTTTCTAGAGGAGATGTAATTTATCTAACAGATACAGATATCATTACATCAAACACAACAGATGTTACTAGTGGTCTTAATGCTGGAAGTGTTCAGGTTTCTCTTCCTGCAGAATTTTTCGGTACATCATCAGAACCATTCCCCAAACTCAAACTCAGTGCGACTCTAGAGTTGAGCAAGGCAAGACCTAGAATCAAGACTTCGGTAAAAAATAAGAGAGTTTTGATTAAGTCTGTTGGTGATAGAATTGTTCCTATTAGAGGTGAAGACTTCGATAGCGAAGATACTTCGGTAGAAACATACTCTGATGTCTACAAATTAAAGTATATCTACGAAGGAACCTCAGCAGCTGCTCCTGTAATTGACAGCGCAGGAAATCTTGTTACTGGCATTGATGTAACCGAAAGATATACTTTTGATAGTGGTCAAAGAGATACATTCTATGATGTTTCCAGAATTGTCCTAAAACCAGGATTTGAAGCTCCTGTTGGGCAATTGGTTGTGGCATTTGATTACTTTGAACATTCTCAAGGAGATTTTTGCACTGTTGATAGTTATCTACATGAAGCAGGTGTAACTCTTGATGAAATTCCAACATTCAACTCTGCTGTATATGGAATTGTATCACTCAAGAATGTATTCGACTTCAGACCTAAGGTAGATTCTACTTCTACAATTACTGGTTTCCAAGATCAATCTTCTAGAGAGATTATTATCAGAAACTTCATCGGAAATGGTGGTGTTGCATCAGTTATTCCAGCACCTGATGATAATATTGAGTTTACATTTAAGTTTACTCAAACAGAATTCTTGAATAGAATTGATGGAATTTATCTGAATAAAAAAGGTGAGTTTGTTCTTAAGGAAGGAAATTCTTCACAGAATCCAACTAAACCAGAACTAATTGATGATGCCATTCCACTCTATTACTATTATATTCCTGCGTTTACTACGAGCAGTAAGGATGTAAGAATTACTCCTGTTGATAATCGTAGATATACGATGAAGGACATCGGTAAACTAGAAAAGAGAATCGAGCGTCTTGAGTATTACACTACACTCAGTATCTTAGAGCAACAAGCTCTTAATATGCAGATTAAGGATACTATTGGTTTAGATAGATTCAAGACAGGTTTTGTTGTAGATAATTTTGAATCTCACAAAATTGGTGAAGTATCCTCCGAGGACTATAGATGTTCTATTGATACTCAACAGTCTGTAATGAGAGCACCGAATAAGGAAGACTCACTAAGATTGAAAGAAATTAATACAACGAATGATCAAAGATTTGTCGATGGTTATGTAAGAACTGGAGATATAGTAACTTTACCATATACTGAACTTCAAGTAATTGGTAATGACTTTGCTACTAAGACGATTAATCCAAATCCATTTGTAACTCTTCAGTATGTTGGTGATGGAGCACTTTCTCCAGAAATCGATTCTTGGTATGATCAAACTGTAGAACCACTAATTATTGATAATAATACTGGTCTATATTCAATCTTTATTGCAAAAGATGATGTAACAGAAACTTTCTCAAGTATCTTTAATTCGTTTGTGATTAACTGGGTTGGAACTACTGGTACTTTTGGAACAATCACTTCCCTAGGAACCACCAATACAGATCAATCAATTGCCAAAGTTGCAAAAGCATCTACATCTAGCAGCTCCAATGTAAGTCCAGATAACAATGAAATTGGAAAGGGCATTACAAGCAATTCCGATGATAAGAGTTCTGTTGCAACTTCACTGAAGTTCTATGCAAGATCAGTCCCCGTCAAATTCACAGTCAGACGTCTAAAACCATTTACTAGAGTATATCCATTCCTTGATGGTATTGATATTTCTAGATGGGTAAATCCAGATTCGAGATTTAGTGGTATTGCTGGCAATTCCTTAATCGGATTTAATTCACCTATTACCACAGATGAAAATGGCAATGCCAGTGGTTTAATCTTGATTCCCGCAGGATATCCTCCAATAGAAAATACTACTTGGACAGGAGATGTAAAAACTGTATCATATGATTTCACCCAAACTGTAGTAAGAGTTTCAACAGGAACCAAAACTATTAGATTTACATCCAGTGCCGCCAACGCTGCTAAGGATACTGTAGATACATATACAGATCTCAAGTTTTATGCTACTGGAAAACTACCCCAGAATCCAGCAACTATTACATCAACATCTCCTGCCTTCTTCAAAGCAAATGAAGGTATTCAGAGGATTGATAGCGTTACTGATGTGGAGATCAAACCAAATCCACTTGCACAAACATTTACCATTGACTCTTTCGAGGGTGGTTTGTTTATCACGAGTCTGGAATTGTTCTTCAACACAAAGAGCAGTGATATTCCCATTAGGGCATATATTACAAACACAGAAGCAGAAAAACCAGCGAAGCATATTCTTCCAGGAGCAGAAGCAACAGTTTCTCCAAATACAAAGATTCGTGTCTATACAAACGGAACAACAACCATAAAGATTGGTGAAGCAATTACTGGTGCTGTTTCTGCTTGTAGTGGTCCTCTATTAAAAGTTTTAGATACGACCAACATTGAAGTTTCTGCTTCTGCAGATGGAAATGTGATTCTTTCAAATAATCAGGTATATACTTTAGTCCTGTCAAATCACAATGGTAGAGAGTTTATTCAAAATGAAAATCTAATTATTACTTCTGTAACTGAGTACAACAATGCGAATAATACAAAACTTGCACTCACCATTGCGAAAGACTCTGGAACAGTTTCAGATCTTGTTATTTCTAATACTGGAACTGGATACGAGTCCGCTTTCTTAACATTCGAAAGTCCACAACTTCCAGGAGGAAGTCAAGCAAGTGGTGCAGTTAAAATTTCTAATGGTAGAATTTATAACGCATCCGTTGCTCTAGGTGGATCTGGATACACAGCACCTCCCGCAATTGTTGTGAGAGGAGTCGGTTCTTCTGCATCTGGAGCAGTTATTACGGCGACAATTAATATCGACACACCAGCAGTTAGAATGGGAGTTGCTGTCGATACAGGAGAAGTAACAAATTCAACAACACCTACTAAATTTAAATTCAAGAATCCAGTATATCTTCAGAATGGAGTGACATATGCACTCGTCATTGAGACTGATTCGATTGAATATAAGTTATGGGCATCGAGATTGGGAGAAACTGAAATTGTCACAAGTTCGCCAGTAACAACTCAACCACTATTGGGTTCTGTGTATAAGGCACAAAATACTAACGCTTGGACAGAAGATCTATTTGAAGATCTCAAGTTTAGATTGCATCGTGCAGAATTTGATATCACCAAAAATGCAAGTCTAAGAATTTCGAATGAAAACTTGGGCATGGAAAGATTGTCTCTGAATCCATTTGAGACAAGCGGAGTTTCCGATCAAAATGCAACATCAGAACTGTTCAAATTAAATAATAGAATTGTAAAAGTTTATCATAAGAACCATGGATTCGAAGATCGTGGAAAGTCTTATGTATTCTTTAGTGGTGCTGATGGAGTTGGTGGTGTATCAAATACACAACTCAATACAACCCTATTCGAAGTTCAGAATTCTGGTATTGATACATACAATATTATTAATGAAACAACCGCAGCATCCAGCATAAAGGGCGGTGGAAGTTTAGTTCTTGCTTCTTTCAATAGAAAGTATGAAAGATTATTCCCACAGGTTAATTATTTGTCATTCAGTGGAACTTCAATTGAGTCCACTGTAAAGACTACAAATATTGTTCCCGTGGATTCTAACACGAATAACTATACATCATATTCTCAAACTTCTTATGAAAAGACTTTCTTAAATGAAATTCAATATTTTACAAATCAAAAAGTAATTGCTTCTAGGATTAATCAGGTATTGAATAACATCAACAGATCTTTAGAATATAAGATTGATTTTAGATCTGATGTATCATACCTATCCCCAGCTATTGATTTGTCATCTGCTTCTGTAATTACATCTACTAATAGAATTGAAAAAGCAACTGGTAGTGAAACGAGATATGGAAGAAGAGATCAGGTATTAAAACTAAAAGAAGTTTATAGTTTTGGTACAGGTGCTCTAACTGGTGGCGACATTGAAATTGGAGATTCTATTGAAGGATCCAATTCCAAAGCAAAAGGTATTGTCGTTGATAGAAAAGAAATAAGTGGAACACCAGTTGTTATTGTCAGAATCTCTACTGTCAATTCTTTTGTTAAGGGAGATACGCTATCGATTTCTGGTGAAACTATCACACCTTCGATCATTACAGATCCAGTGAAGATTTCGTTTGGTGGAACTGAAGGTCCTGCCATCATTGCAAATGGTGCTACAGTTGTTGCTAGAGATGTCTCGTTGCAAAATTCATTTGATGCCAAGATCGAAGGTAGAGTTACATTCTTTGATATTAAGAATCAAATAATTACTGTGAAAAACGACAAGAAACCTTATGGAAGCACTACATTCACACAATCTATCAGCGAAGCTTCTATAGCAGAACCAGAGGTTGCAAGAAGTATTACTTCACAAAACCCTGGAGTTGAAGATATCTTCCGCGTAGGAGATATTATTAAGTATACTGGTCAAGATGAAGATGAAAAAGCATATTGGGAAGTTAAGGAATTAAGTTATACGGATGGTATTGATTATTCTCCAGAAAATAACTTCCTGAATAGTTCGAGCGTTGCTAAGTATGTGACCAAAGAGATTTCTATTGGAAATCCTGGAACTTCCATTAATGTCAAGTTAACAGCAAACATTAAAGACATTTCCGATATTCAAGTTCTCTTTAGATATAAAGAGTCTTCAAGTCAGGAGTCATTCGATGTTATCGAATATCAATACTTCAATGGGACTGGTCTTCCAGATGTTCCTACTGTTGCATCTGCAGATAATACCATTTCCAGTGTTGTTGAAAAGCAAGAGTCATATCAAGAATTAGAATATAGTGTCTCGGATTTACCAGAATTTTCTTCCTTCGGAATTAAGATTGTAATGAAATCTGATAATCCTGCATATGTTCCCAAAATTCAAGATATGAGAGCAGTAGCATCTTATTAATTTCCGCATATGGGTTATATTAAAGTAGCGGGGCACGACAATCTCGTAAGGGATGAAAACACAGGTGCCATCATCATTCAGGACAATTCTGCCATAGAAGGCAGAAGGAAATCTAAGCAGTTGAGTTCCGCGTTGGATGACATAAATACATTGAAGAATGAAGTCTCTGAGATCAAATCCCTACTGCGAGAGTTAATAAAAAATGCCAGCAATTAATGTAGCACGCACAGATACCTTTGAGCAGCAAAGGATCAAAATTAACCAGATTGGAACGGCGTTATTTAACGTTACTTCTGGCGGTAGCGATCTTGCTACTGGTAATTTAAAAATTGGTGATGGAACACTGTCTGTTCCATCATTGGCATTCGACAACGAACAATCTCTCGGTTTTTATAGAGCAGATACTGGTGTTATTGGATATGTTTCCGCTGGAAAACTTTTATATCAAACATCAGAAACTGGATTTTTAAGTTATAGAAATTTTACATTTAGAAAAACCGAAATCAATGATTCTGGTATTGGTATAACAAATGTTGGATCTAATTATGATCCAGGAACATATACAAATATTCCAGTTATTGGTGGAACTGGTTCTAATGCAACGATTGATATTGTCGTTGGTGATTTTACAGGAACAGAATCTTCTGGAGCAAACTATGCATCAGGATCATTTTTCAGCATACCAGTTGTTGGTGGAAATACGGCAACGAGAAGTCTAGCAGATTTTGAAGTTGAACCTATTGTTGTAGATATCACCAATGCTGGCAGTGGATATACTGATGGTGTTTATA